AATGTTCTTGAACAGTCTGCAAGTTGATTAGTAGTAGGTGTTCCGCCTTCTTCTATAGCACCCACTAATTGTAATGATTCTTTTATTATATCATCGCGAGTTACTATAAAATTAACTGAATTTGATGTTGCCATTCCTTACGCTCCCTATTCTTTAGGATATTTATCTTTAACAGCTTTGATAACTACCTTCCAAGCATCGATATCTTTATAAATCATATCAAGCTGATCTCCTGTTGATGGATACTCTGCAACTCTTTTTGGAATATATGCAGTAGCATCTAAATGAGCTTGGTATTCAGTATCGTACCCGTCAATTAAATCTTGAGTCAATGTTGGTAATGAAGCATTCCATTCTGTAATAACGCCTTCTTTGGTGCAAATGCCACCTACGTTTGGGTGTTTCCAAGATAATGCTTCTGGCTTGACTACTGTTATACTCATGATTGATTCTCCATTAAGGGGTATATTCTGTGATTGTTATTGATGATGATGCTTTGCCTCCGCCCCATCTACCTCCATTGACACCATTAAGTGTATTAGTGCCTGCACTATTCTCTCCGATCCTAACTTTAAAAGTTGTTTCAGAAGTTGTACCTGCTGCCATGTAATGGTTAAGGTATATTTGATTTGCCCAATTTGTGCTACTAGCGTTTCCTAAATCAAAAACCACCGCTAAAGCATCTGCGGTTGAATCTTGAAAAAGAGCAACTGAGTATTGACACCAAGCTGTAGTATTGCCAAGAGTAACTTGCACTTCTATTCTCAATTTATTGCTTGCTGATTTTGGTGTAATTGCAAGCGACATATACTCATCACCTTCATCGTTCTGCGGGATAGTATCGTCATAGGGCAGTTGAGTTGTGCCTGTAGCAACAGCACCAGTAGTTACATTAACTATTTGAACTACTTGTTGTTTGGTAAATCCACCTGCTTCATCTTTTGCCGTGTCATACTGAATAAGATCGGTAGTCACAGACGTAGTTGCTGCAACTGTTGCCGTTGTTATTGCTGCACCTGTTATTGTTGTAGTCATGGCGTGTACTCCGTTATTGTTATTGATGAAGCAGCGACACCGCCATATTTCCTACCACCACTTAGTCCATTAAAGGTTGTAGTAGTCGAAGCTGCCGAACCTACCCTTACCTTAAAAGTTGTTTCAGAAACTGTCCCTGCTGTCATATAATGGCTAAAGTTGTCTACTGTACGCCAATCAGCCGTTGCATTAAGTTCTACTGCTGCAAGGGCATTAGCTGTTGAATCTTGAAATAATGCAAGTGTATGTGTGTTTGTTGCAGCGTCAGCACCAAACCAAACGACTTCTATTTTTAGTTTATTAGATGCACTCTTGGGGGTAATAGCAAGAGTCATAAACTCAATGCCTTCATTGTTCTGCGGTATGGTATCATCTGATGGCATAACGGTTGTTCCTGTAGCAACCGCACTGTTAGTCACATTAACAACCTGAACCACTGATTGATATCCTAAACCCGATAATTGTTCGTCTGTACCTGCGTCATTTGTAAACATTAAAGTGTTTGGCGTAGCATCATCGACCCATACTTGCCCAGAAGCTCCTACCTCTGCCAATGCAGCAGCTTGTTCTTTTAGATATAAAGAACCTGTGCCTGTTATTTTGCTAGTCATATATAGTACCTTTATTTAGGATATTTTTCTTTAATTTCTGACACTCTCGTTTGTTCGGCTGCAAGACCGTTTTCAATTATCCGCTCAAGTTGCTCTACAGGAGTACCGTATTCTTTCATGCGTTCAGTAATAGGGTCTTTTGCGTTAATGTCAAAATTATCAACGACGAGTTGTGCAGCGTCTTTTTCTGCTTGAGTTGCTTCATCTTTGAAGTCGATGCGCCAAGTTGATTTATCTTCTACTTTGCCGAAAGAACACCCATGTATAGGTGCTACTGCTTTTAGTGCTTTATCTATTAATTCGTAATTTAACATCTTATTATTCCTGTGATACCAGATTGAGCTATAGTTGGAGCATTGTCATCGCCATACCAAGCCGTTGATCCAACCGCTTGTGAATGTTCAAGCCACGCTAAGTAGTGTCTTCCTATGCCTGTATGTGAGTTATGACTGGCTACCAATGTCATCGCTCCTGTTGCTGACAATCCTTTTGGATGTATACCTGACATAGTAGTAGTTGAATCAAGACCAACACCTACGACAAGCTGCACGTTTTGTGTGCCATTGTAAGCCGTTGTATACACATTGGCTTTAACAACATCCTCATCTACGCCTATGACAAAATCTAATTGATTTGCTGTGTTAGCGTTTGCCTGTCTTATTGTCGCTGTAGTGTAAGTCCACGAGTTTGCAGGTTCTTCTACATACATATCTTTATCGATACGATTGTAATAATTCCAAAGATGTCTAAATGCTATTGTGTCGCTTACTTGAGAGCCTGTTTTAGTTCGTGCTGTTCCTAGATAACGTTGCTGCAAATCGCCTGTTTTGCATAGCACCCCGTCTTGATAGACAAGTGCAGTTGCTCGCGTTGTGTCGTTAGTCCAATCAAGTGTGACTAATTGCGGAGTGCCTCCGTTGTAATCTAAGAATATATCAAAGACTTGATTAGTGCCTGACGCAGCAGCAACTGACATTTGTGCAGTTGATATAAGTTGCCAGTTGCTACCATCATACAAACCGATCACTTGTGAAGTGTAAGGAGTCATATAGATAGTGCCTGCTGCCGATACGTCTGCCGTTGTAACTGGCGTGGCAGTTGTCAGTGTTAATCTAAAACCATTAATTCCTGAACTACCGATACCATTAACAAGGTCTGCGTTGAGTGTGCCGTATGCCATAATTTTTCCTTATACAATTGTCCAAACTTCACCTGCTCCAATAGTTACTGTTACTCCGTTTGCAACGGACACTGCACCAAATGATCCTGCGTTATATCCATTAGTAATGGTGTAGTCAGTAGTAACAGTCTGTTCATTTTCCCAAAAAATCTTATCACCGCCTGCTCCTGTAGCACCTCCACCCGCAGCTTCTGCCCACTTAGTTCCACTTGCTTCACTAGAGTCTGCTGTTAGTACATGTGCGTTAGTTCCTATTGATAATGCTACAGGGTCTGTAGTACCATCTCCTACTAAAAGAGAACCTTTAGTAGTAACGTCTAACGCTGTTATTGCACCAGTACCACTGCCCAAAAGAACAGCACCATCTGTAAAGGTACTAGCTCCAGTACCACCTTGTGCTACAGTTAAATCAGTAGTTAGCCCAGTTATAGAAGTTATATCACTATTAGCTCCTCTAGCAGCAGCTCCTAATGACGCTCTAGCAGTTGCTCCAGATTCTTCTACATACTTAGATCCGTCAGATACTAATATTTTTCCGTCTACTCCCGCGTCTGATAAACCACCAAAAACATCGTAAACTAGTGAATCTACTTCATTTAACCAAGAAGCTTGTATTACTGTGCTGTTATCTGTAAAATTTGTAGTTGCCATTTTATAATCCACTCACTGGGGTTGGTACAAAATTATCAAGCCCTCTTCCTGCTACCGCACATCCTGTTATAGCTAATCCAGACACAGCTATTGATGTGGTACATAAATTTTTGTCTGTAACAGAGTCAGGTCTAATAAATCCTTTAGGCGTTACATCATCTTTAACACCTCTAATTAAATCTTGAGGGTGTCTTGGTTCGTAATCTTGCTTACATACTACAGCATTATCCCATCGCTGCATCATGTCTTTGTTTCTATAAACTAAATCGCAAACATCACATTTAACCCAGTGATCTCCACTATGCCATCCTGGATTCCTTGTTTTTTTACCATAGCTCATTAGCTTTTAGATAATTCTAATACTAAAGTTGCTTGATCTCCACTAGCAAAACCTAGTGTAGTTACTGTTACATCCCCAGTAGGACTGCCAGCATGGTTTTTAATACCGCCACACCATCTGTAATCTTCTTTATGACTGTCAGCAATACCACAACCAGAAATTAATCTATCGGTAGACCCATCAAACTCAACAAAAATTTGTCCTGCTGCTGTTGGATTAGAAAATTCTATAGATTTAACTTTACTAGTTGCTGCTGCGCTACCTGCTGGAAGTAATGAATCTTCTGAATAATCGTAAATAACAGAATCAGATAATTCTGCTCCATCAGATAATATTGTTACATGTATTACTTGTGTTTTTGTACCATCTACTAATGTAGTTAGTGTTGTTGAAGCTGCCATAATCTCTCTCCTATAGCTTTAAAATAACCCTCCCAAAAGAGGGAGGGCATTACTACTTGTTAAAACTCTTAACCACTAGGTGTTGCAGAGGCTGCTGTAGAACTTACACCATATACAAAAGTGTTAGTGCCATCAGACCAAAACTCATAAAAATCACCTACAACTTCTGTGCCGTCTTCTATTGTAATAATATCTGCTGCTGTAACTAATTGTAGTACACCAGCTTCTACTATAGAACCAGTCAAAGTATCTGCTGTTCCTGCTGTAAATATAAAATCAGTACCAAAAGCTGCTCCAATAGTAAATTTACATTTCCATCCTTGAGTAGGAACTGGTAAAGTAATATTAAAACCAGTACCACCATCTAAAATATAATGCACACCATTACTTTCTTCTGCGGTCAATGCTCCTGCTGCTGCCAAGCCATCTACATCAGTAGATAATGGCATTGACTTCTTACCCTGTTTTACTGGGCCTGAAAAATGTGTTCCTGCCATATTATTTTCTCCTTCCCATGTCTGGGAGTCAACTCCTCCCCCCGAAGGAGGAGGATATATAGTTTAACTATTTAGGCTCCAGGAGAACCGTAAATTGCTCGTGGGTCAGTCCAACCAAAAGAATAACGCTCTACTGCTTTAAACTTAGCATTTTCAGTATCGAAATCATTATCGATAGCAAATTGTAGAGGTCGTCTTTGATAACACTTCATACCATCAGCAACGTCAGTTTTTAGAAACCAAGCGTCTGCATCAGTTAAGTAGTGATTAACCTTTACACCCTGTGAAAACTTATTCATATGATATAAAGCATTAATATCGTTATCAGCAGTACCAACACGATAAGGCGTTTTAAGAATACGTTCAGCTTCAAAAACAAGATCTGAAGGTATAATCAAACATTCAGGCATTACGTTAATTTGTAAACCCCTGTCGTCTGTCCACTTACCAATATCAATACAAGCTTGTTCTAGTGACGCTTCTGATAAATCAGCAGATGTTGCTAGCTCATTACCCCAAGTACCACCTGCAACATTTACATGAGCAGTAGAACAAAGTTCAACACCATCACCACCTACAAAAGAACTATTAAAAGCTCGATTAAAGACGTTAGATGCAACGGTTTCTTTTGTTTGACGCATAGAGTAAGCAAGACCCTTAGCACGTTTCTGCGCTACGATAGAGTAGAGATCATCTTCTACCATTTCTCGCGTTACAATAAAGCCATTACCATATACAACATGTGTATATCGCGTTAAGAAGCCTTGTCGTTCTTCATCATAAGTAATCGCAGAACCTTCAGGTTTAGCTGACGCTAGACCAAAAGAAGTGATTCCCATATCTTCCTCATAATTCCTATTAGATTTATAAGTATCGAAGAGATCCGTCCACTCAACCTTATGTTCGTTGTACGATTGCCCGTACCAACTGTTTACTCCAGGCCATAATGCTTTCGCAAAATTACCAGTTGTTATAGTAGCCATTAATTATTCTCCTAAATTAGATGCCAGTAGTCATGCCGTCAAGAACACCATAAGC